TAACCTGATCCTCCTCCTCCCCCTCCTCCACCAGAGGCAATGCTATTTCCATTATCTCCTTGAGAGTTGTTGACATTAATATCTGAGACTACAGAAAAATCTCCTGCATTAGAACCAGAGTTTGAGGTTCCAGAGTTTTGAGCTCCTCCTCCCCCTCCTCCACCGCCTCCAGCAGCGAGAATATATGCATCAAAAGTGGCATCACGGACAAAAGAACCAGATCCTGCTCCGCCTCCATCGGCGTTTCCACTTCCTCCTGTTCCACCTTTAATAAAGTTGTAATTAGTTGAGTTACCTCCGGCAAGATTTGGTTTATCTGGATTCCCTCCTGCAGTTCCAATATAAAGTTCTAATTGTCTTCCTCCATCTGGGAGATTGAATGTGCCTCTTGCACCATACCCTCCTCCGCCACCAGATCCATTTAAATAATTACTCCCACTTGCACCTTTACCACCAGAAATTTCTATCTGAACATCGGTGGCATTGTCAGGGATATCTACTATCAGTCTGCCGGTGCCGCCGGTATTGGCCTCCCCATATTTGTTTGAACTAGTTATCAGTGTTGATGTTGTGATGGTATCACCATCAGATGCAGGAGACCCGTTCACACTCCACTGATATGTTACTGCTCCTTGAGTAACATCAGTTAGAGTTGGTGTAACTGTAAATGATGCATTAGCGCCAATAACCGCTGTCTGATCAGATGGTTGAACATTAATTGCCAGACCAGGGTTGGTAGATAGTGTTGCAGTAGATGTTATAATCGGTTCATTAAATGCATCACCAGCAGTTCCCTCCGTTACTCCAAGACCGACTGGATTGTATGTTGCTTCGAGGTAATATTGACTAGCATGAAAATCTGGACTCAGTGCAAAATCTATATTTAAAGTAGTGCTGTTTTGACCTGAATAAAAAGTAGATCCAGCACCAAGAGCACTAAAAGAAGTCTCAGATGATAATTTACGATACCACTGATATGCGATTGCACCATCACTTTCAGCATCAGTCACTTCAGCAGGGAATGTTGCAGTAGCAACTCCAACAAAAGTCCCACTATCTCCACTATCTAAAGTGATACTAGAGGGTTCCGAAGTAAAAGAAAGTTTTGGTCCATTTAAAAATAATCTAGTGGGAGTTTCATCCCACTGTTGGTTTATACTCATCCGAAGTTCTGACCTCCAACTACACCATATAATGTGCTACATCCATCAAAAGATTTGAATGAATAGATGTCTGATTTTCCTGCACCCACGGTTACTACAGGAAGAACGCCACCTGGCCAGTAAATCGGAATGAGATTACCGCCAGAGTTCTTAAATGTATCTATACCGACATTGCGACCGGTGCTTCCCTGAACAATTTTGATGGTAAACGTTGTTACCTCATCGGGTGTATTTAGTAGCGTAAACTGGGAAACATCTTCTGAGGTTGTCAGAGTGAAGTTTTGTGCACGACTCAAATCAATATTTACGTTATTAGAGGAACTAGAAACCGAATCAACTGCTTCATGGTAACTCTTAAGGCGAAGTCTTGACTCAATATCAACTGGTGATCTTGGAACGACTGTGCCAAAACCAACCTTACCTGATGATGTGGTAATCACAGTGCCGGAGGTTCCAACAATGAGATCTCCTGTGGTAACAATACCGGCGTTGATGTGACCAGTGCTGCTATTGTTCAGTCTGAAGTTATTAGCAGTAATAACACCAACCGTGATATCAGATGCAGCAATTCCTGCATGGAATATAGAATTACCCTCAACAAAGAGTGCAGTTCTTGCAAATCCAGGACCACCCAAGTGTAAGTTAAACCTTGGTATCGTGGTTCCAATTCCAACATTGGTTAATGCGCTATTGTAAATACCAGTTCCAAGACCAGATGCTACTTGCTCCCAACCAGTTGCTGATGCATTCAAGTTTAACAGACCATTACCATCACCAACAAAAGATGTGGCAGTTATAACACCAGCTCTAATGTTTCCAGTGAATTCAGTGTCACCAATAACGCGAAGTCTCTTACCATTAGCAGTGGTGCCGATACCAACACCATCATCACTAACATCAAACATGGAGGATCCAGAGACAACTCTAAGAGCAGAGTCACCAAAGGATGTTGTTCCAATGCCAACCTCATCAAACAGATACTGATCTGCGTCTTTAGAGAGACTTACATTACCAAATCTTCTCCACTCATTTGCTGTAGTGTAAACCCAACCAAGATACTTTCCTTCATCTGGGCTTTCAAAGTATACGATATCTCCAGGAGTTCCTGCAGTGACCGGGGTTGCGATACCAACGGTATGAAGACGAGAAACAGTTGAGTCTCCCTGAAGGTATACCATCGCTGCTTCAATACTCTTACTGAACGAAACTTTGTTGGTAAAGATTACCGGACCAGTGAATTCTGATGCAGATTTACCTTCTGCCCCACCATCAACACGAAGAGTGTTTGTAATGACACCATCAGTCGCATTAATAAGGTTGATTGATTTCTGTCCAGAAATATCCTCACCAGTCGTGGTTCTAACTGGACTATCAAAGACTTCTTCCTGTCCCGTGACACTACTCAGTTTCTTGTTACCAGAGAATGAAATACCTCTATCATTCATTCCAGTGAAGAAGTTAACACCACCAGATTCCTTAATAGACTGTGATAATAACTCTTCTTTGGAATTAATACTACGATCTTGTCTATCAGGTAGTGCAGTTGAATAGTTACCTGGACCAAATCCAACATACTCAAACGTATGACCAGATGCTCTGTTAATAGAGTGTCTTCTTAATTCAGCTGCGAATGGTTTGATTCTACGAATAACTGATCCAGTATCGTGTGCCACTGCCCTTGTTCCAAGAACAGCACGGAATACCTCAATTGGATTAGTCGCTGGGTTAGCAGGAGCAGTTTTAATTCTGACAATCTCATCATCAATTGCAAGATAATCACCAATCTTTAATCCAAGATTAGCAACTCCAGTTAGAGAAACATTATTTGTCACCGCATTTGCAATACCAGATGCAAGAGTCGTGGTGATTCCAGCATATTGTGGAACCATTCTACCATTAAGACTTTCATTCTCAATAGTTGGAATACCATCATTAGATTGAATACCACCACGCAATGCGAACATGGAAGAACCAGTTACGGCTGTGGAACTCGTAGCACCAGATCCAACTAAGATACTAAACTTAGTTAAACTAATGTTCTCCTGGATAACGAAGTTATCATTAAATACTGCAAAAGTAGAGATACCGGTTGAGATCTTAATTTTGTTATTGACTCTCAGACCATGATTACCAGATGTTGTTACCGTTGCAATGCCAGAGGTTGGGTCAAACGTAAATGCACTGATCTTTAGTTCTTCGCCTGTTAAGTATGCAGTAGCATTACTCAACCTGGAAGATCCGATACCTGCAGTTTGAACACCTGCTAGTGAGTCAGATTGTAGAACAAAACTCTTCGCTGCACCAACTTCTAAATTAGTCAGTCTATAGACTGTGTTATATGGTTGATTGGTCTCTGAAGTAACACCTGCAATTCTAACAATGTCACCTCTATTATCATAGATTGACGTGACCGTGACAACTGCTGGTACGTGAGAGTTTCCTGTGGTTGCAATACCAACAACATGCATTGTGTTACCAACACCATATGCACTACCACCATCCATGATTTGAATTGCAGTGATTCCACCACTGTCAGCAACATTAACTTTTGCCGTAGCGTGATTACCAGTAGTTGAACTACCAATAGAGACTAGTTTTGCATTATAATAAGTTGCATTCGCACCAGTGCCATAGTCATTTCCGCTACTTGCGATACTAACTCTGGTGACACGGTTGAATCCATGATCGATTTCAGTATGAATTGTATGAACTGTTCCATCAACTGATGTTACAATATCTGTAACGCCAACCCCAATATCAGTATTAGAGATAAATTTGTCAATTGTCTCTCTAGTAATACTCTTCTTAACATCATCAGTGATAACTGAACCAATAGTCTCGCTTTCAGCAAATGAGGTAGATGGTTCTGGGTCAGAGATAGGGGTATCTCTGTCTCTTTGAGGGAATAGGTTTACAATTGGTTGTGCAAAATTTCTATTGGTAAATGGTGCAGTTGCTGGTTTATTAGAAGAGTTAACTAAGGTGAAATAATAGATACCATCTTGCTGACCACCGATAAGTGGTTGAACTTCCTGTGAACTTTGAACAAGGAAATTAGTGCTATATTCTTGTCTGCTGAAGCTTGGCAGATCAGTTGTTCTTGTTATGGTATCACTTTGGAATTGACCTGGGTTGGTGCTAACTCCAATTGTAAATGCAAGAGCACTGCTAATACCAACAACATTGAATATACCATTGAAACCAGAGTTTCCAGCACCGAGAGTGTTACTAGCACTTTTAACATTATTAATTTTAACAAGTGATCCAACAGTCAGGTCGTGTGGAAGTTCTGCAACAATGTTAGCAGTGTTGTTTGACAACCACTTTGCATCTGCAATGAATCTGGTGTTTCTTAATTGGTTGACATGAGTAAGAGATCCCGTACCAAAGTAAGTTTGAATCTCAGCATCTGTGCTTCCAGTTGTGCTCGATGATTCTTGTAAGACAAATGCATCTTGTGGAGGTCTAGATACCGCTCCACCAATAGAAGAAGGAACTACATATCTTACTCTGTAAGTGGTGTCAACAGCATTTCTGGTGTCTGACTTTCTCTTAACAAATGTTCTTGGGGTTGCTTCACCTAATACCGCTACACCTAAACCAGTTACAACATCATTGTAAATTTGGTTCTCTGTGCTTGCCGATGCAACTTTAACAAACCATTGTCCTTGAGCGGTATCAAACTGAACAGGATGTCCAACATCACCAGAGTTTTTATCTGATACTCTACTTACAATCGATAATGTGCCGCCAAGATTATTAATAATCAGTTCTGATGCATTTTCAGCATCAGTTTTTGTCTTAGCAAGTTGAATATCAACGTTCGTGGTGATACCTGCAGCAGTATTTGAATCGGTGATTGCAAAATATACAGTGTTAGGATCTAATCCATCAGGCAATCTTCCGTTGTCACTGAAAACTCTAACTGATTCCGTGTTCTCAAAAGTGTGAGGGGTGGTCAGAGTAAAAGTATTGCTACTAATACTACTAATACCTGCTGCACTCTGTGCTACTAAGAACTTCTTCTCTGAACTTGATTCAGAGTTAGGCATCACAATACGTGATTTGAATTCAGTGGTTGTTCCGCCTGAAGGAACTAAAACATGAAGTTGATCGTTCGTTCTAGCACCAACTCGGAAACCTTCTAATACGTTTTCTGGTGGAGCATCTGGGTTTGTCTGTTGATAAAGATATAAATGTGCGGTTGATGCTACGCCAACAGTTTTTGCTACATCAATTGCATTGAATTCAATCGCACTTTCAGTGATTGGAACTTCTTTTGGTGGAATGATGTGAGTTATATATCCCTGGTCATCTTGGGTGAATGCCTCTGGTCTAAATCCTCTAGCAATCAGAGCATTTGATCCAAAGTTAGAGTTAGAGTTAGTGATGGACATGTCACCACCACTTTCAGATACAAAGTGTTCTGCATATCCAATGGCGAAGATAGAAACTGCCTGAATAACAGAATTATTCGTACACTTAATGTGGAAAGTAGAGAAAGTAGGTTTATATATTGACCTAGAATCTGTGCTCAGTGTCTCATTACCAGAAATAGTGCTATCTTCATAAATTCCAGTTGTTGAATTATATTTTACGAATGCACTATCATCTTTCTGAAGACTAATACCAGTGAACTGTGCGACGACCATTGACTTGAATCCGGTCGCCTTTGTTCCATCTGCGTGCATACCGCACATACCAAAAACAGATCTCAGAGAGAGGTTAAAGATATATGGTGAAGCAGATGTAACGGTATCAGATTGAAGTGTGACTGATGAACCAGTTACCGCTGGTAATGCAGCTCCTGGAGGGTTTTGAACTTCGTATTTGAATTGTGTTGAACTTATTCTTTCTGCGACAACAAATTGTCCATCATAACCATCTGCAGTAATTCCTTCAATTCTAAACGGAGTATCAACGTCAAGTCCACTTACTGCAGTTTCTGTAGTTACAGTAATATCAGTGGTTGAAGTAACACCATCTCCCGCTTTAATACTTGTAATACCTACTTCTTGTCCAGTTGAACCAACGATTCTAAATTCATCAATTTTTGGTTCAATATCAATTGCACTGGATGGATAATCTGGTTCAATTTCTCTACCACTTGCAGTTCCATAAACCAGTCCAACCTTTTCATAATACATGTCAAGGTCGGTTCTGTTGGTGGCAGTGTAAGTTTGGAAAGCATCCTTAATACTTACATCATTAACACCATCAGCATACTCAAAACAAGTTAACTTATGATGAGAGAAATTAGGTACGAAAAGGTTATCTGTATAATCCTTGTAGCAAGTTCCGTTTGGATCTGCATCAAACATAGTGAACTGCCAGAAATAGCAAGCACCAGTGATTCTGAACAGTGCAGATCTTTCAATATTATCATTTGCTGGGTTTGGAACATATTTTGGTCTAACTTTTGTCTTTCTTAAGTCAAGACCAACAATGGAAGTACCACGAGGAACAATTACACCACCGTGAATACTATTAAGTTTGTATAGTTGGTTATCTGGGTTGTTTAAGTCATATACAGTTTCTAAATCCCAAGGTGGTAAATCACTAGTTGTTGAACCATCACGCTTTCTATAATTGTTTAGTCCATCTGGTATGAAACCAGGTCTATTATCAATTACGTGATCACCAGGGTATAATAAGATGGTTGTTTGACCAAATCTATCATTATTCAGACCACGCTGATACGAAAACCTTGACGCTTCAATTAGTGCACGTTGAATGGTTTTAAAAGGTCTGGTAAGTGAATTACCCCTGTTTTCAACGCTATCTGTAGAATCCAGGTCATTAGGACTTACATACAGAATATTACCACGCGCATTCTTAAGAAAATTCTCTAATCTAGAAAGACCCATCTTATCTAAACACTATAAGTTCTGTTATGGATTATTTAGCATTAAAAGAACGAGGACCTATTCAAATTTATCAGATAAGATATATTCTACAGTATTTGCAACATCGTCCATCGCATCGCGGAGAAATGGTTGCTGACCGGAGTGTTGTTCTGTCTTAGTAACACCATTTTTCCATTCTTCAACAAGAGTCCAACGCCACTGACTCATGCCTTTTGAATACCATAAATTTATTTTCATAAAATCTCCTAAAAAACCAAATAACAGATCTGTTATTTGGCATCAGTCTACAGGTAATAATTCTGGGTTTTCTAATTCTAACTCAAAAAGCATTGGGTGACAAGCTTCAGCAATCAAATATGTAGAATATCTATACATATCTTCCGGTTCAAAAGTTCTACCTGCATTTGCTGCTTCTACTACCTCTGTAGTGTGAAGTGCAGTATGAGGCAACTCATCAAAAGTAAAAGGAATATCGTTTATGAAATACATTAGAACAATAGTCTTTTTTTGACTATACCAACAGTATGCTGTTTCTATTCGATATTTCATACTATTCTTTTTTCGTTTATTTAGTGCGAGTAGGGAGACTTGAACTCCCACGAGATTAATTCTCAACAGATTTTAAGTCTGGTGCGTCTACCGATTCCGCCATACTCGCTTAGTGCTTCCTGTGAGGATCGAACTCACCTTAGGCAAATTATGAGTTTGCTGCATTCACCAGATTGCTAAGGAAGCAGAAAAAAAGTAAAGGGGTCAAAATTTTGCCGGAATTTTTTTCCCCCGTTTTTTGGAATTAAAGATCAATTTTGCTCACACAGGGTCAGCATACGCTAGGATATCATCACCACATTTATCACGCACCAGTTCAAGCACCGACATGAACTGGTCTACAGTCTCGCAATCAACTATACGCTCATCACCATTCTCAGAGTACAAATAAAACTTACGTGCCACAGGGTCAACAACGCAGCGGGAAAGAAAGTCGTCTTGCATTAGGTTTATTTGATTACCTGCTCATTATAGGACCAGAAGGGTCAGGTGTCAACCTCTTGCATCATAGTCATACCCAGAGATAGAGAACTGTCTTGATCCACCTGGATATTCTGCTGGAGTTTCTCCCTGATATTCAACAATTAATGGTTCTCCATCAATCCTAGAAGCATGAACCGTATAATAACAATCAATCGCTGATGCATTTCCAGATTTAATGTAAATCGTTTTCCCCCATTCAATTTTATCCACAATCAGATCTTGAGATGATCCAATCTGAGTAAGAGAAACTGTAATTGTATTTGGATCAATCAATCCATGCCAATAATCAGGTAATATAATTCTATTATCACCTCCTTCCAAGCGTCCACGAACATAAATTCCTGCTTCTGGACCTTCTAAACAAATGTGACGAAGACGCTGACCTTTTTTGTTAGGGTGCTTGATGTCAAAACCTTTCCAAGCTTGCTGATTGATTGTCCCTTGAAAAGTTGTTGCGGTACAAGTTTGATTCACCTGCAGGTTATCAATCTGTGCATTACCATGAACTAATCTACCACATGCATCACCGGGGTAACTAGTATCACCTGTTGTTGAGTATGAAATAAATTTCAGATCAGTTCTTTTTGTGCCCGTAGTAGATCCACCACAATCTTTAGTATCTGCAAGTGTACTTGGTGGTACAAATTCTTCTGCCATTACTTAGTCTCCTTGGTGTCATAGTGGTATCCCGAGATAGAATACTCCTCATTATTTCCTGGGTAATCCGCAGGTGATTCTCCCTCATATTCAGGGATAAGTCTCTCACCATCTGCACGAGTAGCAAATACATGAAAGAAGCAATTGATAGGTAGTCCACCATTTGCTTGTAGGTGAATAACATTCTCACCAATTCTTTTTACAATCACATTTTGATGTGCACCAATAGGTGTCAAGTTAACTGTAATTGTGGTTGGATCAACAAGTTCTTCCCAATACTTAGGTAGATAGATCTTGTCTTTGTTTGAAATCCTACCTCTAAAGTATACATCATTTGATGGACCTTCGGGGCAGGTATGACGTAATCTCCATCCCTCTTTTGTCGGGTGAGGAATATCAAAGTTCTTTTTAGCAGACAGAATATGTGCACCACAGCGTGATTTTACTTCACCCTGAGCGGTGATGTTTCCTCTTGCTAAAATATCAGATGAAACAAAAAGGTTTGCTTTGATTGCCGTGTTTCCTTTCACATACAATGACAAATTACTTGCAGTAGATCCACAAATTGATCCTGTTAAGGTACTAGATGGTCCAGCGTCTACTCTAGGACCAATCATTACTGTGGCAGGTGGTGGAAATGGGAATCCAGTGCTGCCCACATTCAATGGACCCTGAATATAAGAGGATCCAATGATTTTTTGCGGTCCAATACCCAGTGCTGTTGGTATAACATTCTCTGGGCAAACTAATAGTTGCCCATCATAGATATGTCCTTCATCAAACTGAAATGCCATGATACTCCTACTTTATTTGTCCTGGTTTTTTCTTTGGATTGGTCGCACAAGATACACCATTAATTATAGGGGATATAAGTTGTGTTCCTAACTTACCATTAATAGTCAAAACTCCTGTGGTAAGAAGTTTAAGTGACTGCTTTGCATCAAGGGTGATATTTTTTGAGTCAAGTTTAATTGATTGATTTCCCTCAACCCAGACTACACCCTCTGGATCTTGTCCAGTAGCAACAATCTCTACATCGGTGCCTTCGATGCGAACTTTTCCATCTCTAGCTCTTAATATTATATCACCATTTTCTGCATTTATAAAGACAGCGTTTTGACCTTTACTTAGATCCTCACCTGAGTTTATTTGAGTTGCTCCAGGAGCATTCATGGTGGTCCAACCCTCACGGACACCATCCTCTGTCATATCAAAGAAGTGTCTGCCATCAAGTCCCTTGAGTTCAACACTAGACGTGACAGATTTATCCTTGCTGATACCTCCAAAGGAGATAGCACCATTCATCGCACCAATAACTTGTGTCCAAAAATTTCTCTTTTCTGCCATGACTTAAAGGATTGTCCTAATATTTATTAGTAACCACCATATGATGGAGGTGGTGGAGGTGCTGCCGGTGGTGGCGGTGGAGGTGCTGCTGGAGGGGGTGGAGGTGGCGCAGCAGGTGTTGAACGTGCTGGAGGAGGTGGAGCAGCAGGAGTCGGCGCTGGCGTTGGTGTAGAAGCAGGTGCTGCTGTGGTATCAACCGTGGGAGTTGATGCAATATCAGTTGTAGTTTGAGGGACAAACGTAGCAACTACATCTGTGCCTGGGGTTATCGTTACTTCTGCTCCAATGCTTTCTGCTCTAGTGCTGTAAACTCTTACACCAGTGTTTCTCATTCCTGCATACTTGACTCCATTCTCAAAGAATATATTTCCATAGTAAGGGTCTCCTCCAACATACCCATTGATTTGCAAACCAACCAGGTCAAATACCTGAACAACTTGTCCTGGATCAACCTCCTCTGCAACCAGTGGGTCTCTAACAACATCAAATACAGGAATAAAATCTGCATTCACCCCAGTTTCACTGTCCATAAAAATTGTTGGAAGACTTGTAAAATTACCTCCATCATTAACTTTTACAGATTTAATCTTACCAAATGGATCGCAATTGTATGATAATGAAGTTCCATTATTAGGAACGACCACCAATTGATCTACTCCACAATTATAATTGATACCCGGATTTTTAACAATGACATCCGATAGTTTTATCAGTGCTGGATACTGAGGAACTGTCTGTCCGGGAGGAAGGTATCCTGTTCCACTGTCACGCACTATCACTCGAAGCACCCTACCAGTGTTCTTTCCATTTTTGTATACTAATTCAGTTTCTAATACTGCTCCATTGCCGTTGTTGCATGGATCAATCACCTGAACTTTGGGTGGTGTTTTATATCCATACCCTCTATCAATAAGATCAGCAGCGATAAGATTACCCTGTACATCAACGATTGGATTTGCTTTTGCTCCTATTCCTTCACCACCGTAAAAATTAAGTGTTGGTGGTCCACATCGTTTTGGAGAGACATCACAAGGATCACTCCTCTTCAAATTATTAATTGTAAGATCATTTACTTCAGCAATTGAAAGATATCGTACTTCATTATCACCATCAATGAATATGAATGTTGTTTTTGGAGCCAGTTTTTCATAACTATTTGCCTCCTCGATAGTAAGTCCTTTGACATATCCTCCAGTTTGACTGATATATCCAACTTTAATATTATCTTTTGATGGTGGTTGTATTGGCATTATGTGCTTCCTCTCGATGTAATCGTTCCGATGGTATTTCCTTGCTCATCAATAATTCTACCCTCTCTCACTGCTTGTCTTTCAGCATCAGTAATAGGTTTATCTAATTCATCTCCGATTACGTCGGTCTCTGGTATTGATGTTGGTTTTTCTGCTTGTGCCGCTGCATTATCAGCGACTTGATTTGGATTTGGTTTTTCAACACCAGGTTTGCCGCTACCACCCTCTTGTAAGGTGTATGTGTCATTTGGAGAACACATTGGTTTTGGATCACAATCAAAGAATTGAGTGATCGATGAAATAAATCCAAGTGATGCTGCGATGTCTAGGTTTATACCACCTAAAGCACCAAGTCCTCCAGCAAGACCAGCGATTGCTCCACCACCAGTAATTGCTCCAAGTATTGCAGGGTTTGCTCCGGCAAGAGGTCCTATAATTCCAACGAGAGAGTTTAGATCACCAGATTCAATGGCAGAGAATGCCTGTCCAAAAGATGCCACATCAGGACCAAAGAGTGATGTAATACCAGTAACAACATCTCCACCTTGAAGAATATCAGCGGCAGTAGCGACTATCTCAGGATCAACTCCTGCAAGTCCTCCAAGAGCTGTTAATCCACTAACTAAATCACCAGTTTGTAGTGCAGATGTTACACCGCCAATTAATATGGGACTAACATCTAATTGTTGTGCTAAGGCATTTGATAAACCTGCAACCAGACCACCAGATGCAAGTGCAGCAGCGACAGCAGGGATTGATATACCACTGTTAGATGTAGATTTACTTGGTGAAGACCCTGCTGCTTGTTTTCCTGCGGCAGATGTTGTCGAAACTCTAGTAATCATTGGTCCTATCGCAGTTTCAACCGATGCCATGATTGTTCCCAAGGTTGAACCTAAAACTTCACCAACTAACTCTTCAGTGGAACAAATAGGATTTGGTGTGTAGTATCCCTCAGGTGGTAGTGGTGGAACACTATACGCAGGATCAAATTCAGATACAGTTCCAACTTGAGGTTCTGTAGAATTTTGAGGCGATTGTGCTGATGATGGTCCAACTGATCGTGAGGAGTTAGACTTTCTGTTCATAATATTTTGAAGTGCTCCCAAGATTGTTCCTAACAACTCACCGACGATACCATTGAAAGCACATACCAATCCTTCAAAACCCTTTACCAAATCATCTAAAAGTTGAATACGAATTGATGGTGGTGAAATTTTTAAGAGAGGTTGTGCAATATCATTAATTTGTTCTGTTACAAAGTTTTGAACTTTGCCAAAAATTTTCTTCATGTGCTTTGAGATTTCTCCCGCTGCTTCACTCAGAATTTCATTTATGTCTTTGAACGCATTTTTGATTGGTAGAGAAACAGCACTTGTATACTGCTGCAGTGCTTTCTGTGCATCCTGTATTTTTTCAGTCATATTTTCAATGACTGTTTGGATAGCAGTCATCTCTGAACTCTGCTCTGGGTCAGGACATGCCAGAGCGTGCTTTCTCTTCAGAATTTTTTCTTTCTTGTTATCTTCTGCTGTCTCTTGGTGAACAGAATCGGAAGCCTCTTTTGTGGGTAGTGTGCCAGATGAGGGTTCCTCAGATGCTAACTCAGTATCAGCAACTTTCTTTGTAGTGTCTTTATCTACTCCTTTTGAATGATGACTCTGTGGAGTAAAGTTTTGTCCATTTGCAGTTGTCTTAGTTTCCTGCTCTTTCTTCCACTTTTTTCTTGCCTTAATGAAAGCATTAGCACCAGATCTTCCCATAGGGAAATCACTTCTCTTTGGTTCTGGTGTTGCACTTTGAACAGAAGCTGCAGCACTTGTAGCAACAGAACTTGTTGCAGTAGATGATCCTGGTGTTGATGCACTTGGTGTTGGTGCACTTGGTGCTAAGGCAGTCTTGGTTTTTAATTTTGTAGATGCATTGTTTCCCAATACACCCATAATGACAGGAACCTGCTGATCCTGACCATCAAGGAAGAACCCAAAGACGAAGTTACCCTGTTTAAGTGCAGGAGTTTGGAATGATCCACCTTGACCACCACCAGCGGTGATCGGATACATTACCTGTGCCCAAGGTAATTGCTGAGACTTAATTGATGCCTCACCCTGATCATGCAGACCAATGATTCTTACCTTATATCTGTACCCCCAACCGGGGGTATCATTTTTACTCTTTATCTTTCCGGCACTTATGTTTTCTCTCCAAGTAGAATCGTCAGCAATTTGGCCAACCCACCAAAGAAAATTGCCGCCAAGAAATCCTGGATTAAATAGTGCTCCTCCTTCCATCAGTCGTCATATACCAGACATTCTGGTTCGGATGGGTTTTGGTCGCAGAATAATTCTAAGTAAGACGGATCGTGATGATCTCCGTCTTCAATTTCTTTTTTATGATGCTCTGCATATTCTTCCAAATCATGCAATTCGCCTTCAATGTGACGACGCATTTGTGGATTAGTTGTAGGATCTTGAAGGATCTCTTTGTCCTTCTTAATGTGTTGCTGAATAGATTTATTACTCATAATGGAATATTAGTAGTGTGGTTTCCTTTTCTTCCGAAAGAGTCTCTAACAAGATTCAATTTCGTATAAGTTTCTTTTGTTGATACGTAATGACATAAGTCAGCTATAATATATAGACCCCCATTCTCCTTGTCAATCTGATCTCCCTTTTCGGCGTTTCTGCCTGGAGTGTCTACAAAAACAACATCTCCTGCATGTAAACTAAAATCACCAGCGATTGTTATTGTTTGTGATCCGGCGAACATTTGATTGTATCTACGGATCGCTTGATTTAGAACTTGAGGCGTCTCAAAGTTGCTATCTGACGATGCATCAATTTGTTGATCGGTTGTCCCAGATGGCATGGTCCCTGTATCTATCAACATATAAGTTGTTCTTGTGAAATCTGTTTCAAATTTTTTGTTTAACGTTGGTAGATCTTTACCCCCAAGTGAGGTGCCATCTTTTGTTTCCTCCGCACTCTGTTTAATAACTTTGTAGTGACAGTTGAAAGGATCAAAGGTAACTAATCGAGTGCTGTATGCTCCCATCTGAAATTTTGACTGAGCATCAATTGCATTGTCTGACTCTTGTGAAAGGACTTTACCATTATAACCCGATGGGACTTGATCGCCACTATCAGGTGTTTCATTGAAGATAAAAGACTTCTTCTTTTCCTGGGCAAACAGACCATCAATGGATTTAAACTTGAATCCTTCAGATGTTTCATAGAAAAAGAATCCAGCACTTGATCCTTTCTTACCTGCATCCTTTGGTATAGAAGTTTTAGACAACCAATTCAAAGCATAGTAAGGTTTTCTATTGTTGCCAATAAAATTATAATTGTTTCTTGTCTCCTCAATATCAAGTTTCTTTTTTGTTTTTAAAAATGATTTTAATATCTTAGTGATGTGGTCTGATATCTTACCATCAAACCTAACATTAAGTCTAGAGTCTCCCTCTTCATTTCTCATAAACTCTTCCGACACCATGTTTAGTTTGATGGATGACTTTCTGGTATCTTCACTAAGTGGTGTTACTTTATTGACATATAATGTGAGTTTAATTTTATTTTGCTGGTTATCCTCCATTGCAAAATTTACTTGTTCGGTTCCAACCAAAGGTAATCCTTCTACAGCAGACTTGCCATCAATGGCACCACCAGTATCTACAAAGATTACTTCTGCTTTCACTGCGTCTTGTAGAATACTTTCATAATACATGAACCTAAAAAATCTAGGACCAGGAGTTTCTGTTCCACCTAACAAACTAATTTTTTTATTCTCATCTTTATTAGATATTATTTCTAACTTTGTTATAGAAGAAGTCTCTGCTCCCTTTGATGTTCCCTTAGTTGTCATATCTTATGCTCCCTTATAAAGAATATCTTTCGGACTGCTAGTTGCTCCGGCAGAGGGCACTGGTAGGTAAGATACACTACCCTCTCCTTGATTATACATCTGTTGAGATCCATTACCTGGTTGAGACATCACTACTGTTTGTTGACTAAGAGCATCATACGGAGCATAATCGCGAATTGCTTTTAAGATACCTTCATAACTATTTGCTTCGTTGATTGCAAGCAACATCTGCTTAGCAGGTCCAGCACTATCTGGGTCAATAACTATCTCTCCTTTATGTAGGAGCGCATAGAGATCTTTTGGAACCACACCACCTCTCTTATATGCAATATGAACGTGGTCTGCATGTCCTCTGGGATCGTTAGATTCATGGACAAACTCAGCACGTTTAGGATTATTATTCTTTTTCTCCCACTCTTGGATAGCCGCAATGATCTTTGTCTGATCATCTACACCTGCTCCTATCTTTCTCTTAAACAGATTTGGACCATATCCTCCAATGTCGATTGCTCTTCCACCTTGAGATTCATAATGCAGAGAGTTGGCTCTGTGACCAGACTCTCTAGGCCAAGGTGGGTGCTCTGGGTGTTGGTGCACACCTGATCCAAAACCACCAACTCCTTTTGCATCTAGGAATCTACCAAGTTCTCCTGCAAGTTTAGATCCTTCACTTTGATTTCTAATATCTGCACCAGAACTACTTGTATCAGTGTTCGCAGTAATGGAACTAGTGGAAGAATCTCCAGATCTCATTGATGCGGACTGCACATTTCTGTATTGACTCAGTAATCGTTTTAACTTGCCTGCATATCTTGGGTCAGTTGCATATCCTTCTCTTCTTAGCAGTTCCGCTGCTTCATCAGCACTACCAGCACGGTTGATACCACTATATCCTCTATAATCTTTATACCATTGTGTCACCAAATGATTGACAGCATCTTGTGGTGTGGCAAAGTTTTTAAATTTACCTGCAGTGTTGATTGTAACTCCACCATAAACTTCTTGTGTTGCTGAAGTTGTTCCTGCCTCACTTGCTGTTGCTTTAATACCAAAGAAGTTGTTTGGTGCAGACAGTGCTGTGCCCCAGTTCGATTCTAGCGCAAACTGTGCTGCCACAAGTTCTGGGTATTTTGCTCCTGCCTTCTTCGCCATTGCAATTATTGCTGCCCACTTCTCTTCTTTTGTCCCTTTGAGATTACCGGAAACTTTACTACCAGCAACAGGAGTTACTGAACTACCAGATACTCCTGGTCTTTGATCTTGTGTTTCATCTCCCGCTATAGGTTTCTTTCCAGAGAAGAATGCATCATACAACAATGCACCACCGTAGTCACCAGCAACTGATCCTAAAAATCCACCAATTGCTGTTCCTACAATAGGAACAACAGATCCAGCAATTGCACCGAGAGCACCAAAGATTGCAGATCCAACTGCTCTTAGTGCCGCTTTACCTATGGGTTCTTTGAAAACAAAGTAACTGATTAAGAAATTAATTAAAGGACCAATGATTGGAATCTTTTTGAAGATAGGAGATGCTAATTTGAGACCTTTGAGAACTACTCTCGCTGCTCCTTTACCAACAAGTTTTGATATCCCTTTTACTGCTGCCGCTGCTACTGGTCTTGCAACTTTTTTGATAAGTGCTTTCTGTGCGTTTGCAGCTGCCTCACCAAAACCAGCGAATGCCATCCCTGTGATAAGAGTGTAGTTGGCAACCTTTTTAAATGAAGCAGCGAAGTCCTCTAATTGCTTTACTCCTTCATCTCCAAATAAATCACCGACGTTTTTCTTAAGACCATCATACATGCCATATCCAAAGTCAAGGAAGGTGACAAGACCATCAAAAATTTTACCACCAAAATCAATAATAAAATCACCTGCTGCAGCAGCACCATCTAAGAAAGATCCAATCTTTGGATCATTAGCAGAGTCAACCAGTCTGGTTACAAAAAATCCTAATATTATTTTTCCAATAAAGTTCTTAACCTTATCTAAAAAACTAACCCCAGGAGTTTTAGTTGACTTTTTCTTTGCTTCTTTTTGAGTTGGTTGTTTCTCTAAATTAGTTTCCTTTGCACCTCTCTGTTCTCTCTCTTTAAGTTTTGCTTTTACAGATTGACTTTTTTTCTCTCTGTCTACTCTATCTTTGAACAGGGTATCAAGGGTTATAACTTTCTTTTTAGTATTTAAAAAACCACTAGCAAGAGGTGATGACATACCACCCGTGGTTGGTTTAGAAACTTTTGCGAGGGAACCTCCCTTGGATACTGGTGGTAATAATTTTGCCATATTATCCTATACCCAGTGTCTGCATTTTATTACCAGACCCACTAGTGGATGCACTGAAAGATGGTATTTGAGATTCAGTTGGTGCTACCTGTGCACTCTGTCCATTAGCACCACCAGACCCTAACGGTAAGAATTCAACCTGTGGTTTTGGTTTTGTTGGTGGTCCAATCGGTGTCCTTTGAATTTGATCCTGAGATACACTCATGTTTTTCTTAGATCTCTGCTGACCAGGACTCATCATAACTCTATTATCTTGGTAGAGATCACCCTCATCAAACAAGATATTTTGAGGATCAATTTCTTTTTTCTTAAAGGCACCAAACATACCACCAAGAACAGCACCTATACTTCCAACTTTTGATTGTTCAGTTAAAGCATTGATGCCACCACCACCGCCACTCAGTCCAAGAATAGGATCCATTGCTAAAATTGGACCCATCATATTTGGCATCTTCGGTGCTTTAACCGTGTGTGTTAATTTTTTCTGTTCTTTAGATCTTTTTTGAAGTTGTGACTTATTGACATTATTCACTGTACTATAAGGCATCATTCCACCACCCTTAGCATAGGTTGTGAAGGACTGATTAATTACAGGTACGTTTGTTCCTCCACCCACAGAGTTCATGGACTCAAGTGCTGATGTTCCATATCTTTGAACTGCACCTCTGCTCATCACAAACTCACCTGGAGACAGCATCGCAGGAACAGTGTCACTGTTTGGACCGCCACCACCAACGAATCCACCTTTATTGAAACCGCCACCCATGCCACGTTGAAGAATTGATTCTTGCATCAACTGCGATGCACCAGGCGTCTGACCTTCCTCTCTTGTCTCCGTTGGTGTTACAACAGAATCATCGTCTTCGGCATCTAACTCTGATCTTCTCTTTTCATTCTGCTGTGAAGCCACGAATGCGCCACCAGCAGCAAGTGCACCTAGACCCAGTGCTGCACCCAAAGGAGTCATAAAGAACTTTGCAAATCTTGGAATTAATTTAACAAGTCCTACTGTTAGTTTGACAACAGTTCCTATCAGACCTCTGACAATGCCACCAAAACTAGTCCCAAATAAAAGAACCGCAGCAGTAAGAGCAGGCCAGAAGTCCTCAATAAATCTGAATATTGTTTTTATTTTACCTTGATTTTCATCATCAGCAAACCAATCAATGATCTTCATTAAGACATTGCCGAGTATTATTTTTTTAATAAAATCAAATACCCTATCAAAAATACCCTTAACTGGTTTTAATATCTTCTCTGCAGATTTCTTTAATACAGTAAATCCTTTTTCTAATTTATTCTCTGCCTTACTTCTCTTATCTCTTTCTGCGGATACTCTTTCTTTCTCTAATGATTTCCCTTCTAACTTTTGCTCCTCTCTAATCGTAGCGATGAGGTCATCAAGTTTCTGGTTAATCTCCTCTACAATTTTCTCAGTGCTTTCACCCACAGGTGATTGTATAAACTTCTGCATTGCACCACCAGGTGCCTTTACAATAGCACCCGAACGAGGTAATCCTCTACTACCAGTTGGTGCTACCGTTGCAGATTTTTTCTTTGCTAATACTTTATTGATGAACTTCTCAAACCCTATCTTATCGTTTCTCTTTTTAAATCCTTCCTTTCTTTCTTCTGGTGTAAGTTGCTCTCCACCAATGGATCCTTGTGCAGCAAGTTCCTCTTTATATTTCTCGTATCTATCCTCACCAAGAAATTTTGCAGGGACGATCTTTCCACCCTTACCTTCTTCTCTTATGGATTTAAGGAGATCATCAAGATCCATGTGACTGCTGCTGTTTTAGTTTTTCTTCTTCAAGGTGGTATTGCAATAACCCGACATAGATATCTCGTTCCCAAGGCATCATATTTTCAATCTCGGTCAAAGAGTATTTATGATACTGCATCAAGGCAAAGTTGAGTTTGAAATAACTAATGAGATCCATGTGGATCATTGCTACGCGAAAAAAGACGCTAATCCCTCTAAGACTACCTCACTTTCGACCTTAGTATTTGGATTCGTTACCTTGACTGTATGAGAAAGTTTTGGCATAGTTTCAAAGAACTTTTCTATGTCTTTGAACTGTGAGGAGTTCATTGATTCAAGGAACTCATTTACCTCTTTCTTAGTGCAATCTGCAGCGACCCAAACATCATCCTCAGTATAGATTTTATCAATACAAGATGCGATCAATTCAAATGATTGATCCATGGCACTGTTATCAGCAAAATCAAAATTGTTTTTAATGAACTGATCAAGTGATGGATACTTCATTTCCATCATAATTTTTTTATCAATCTTAATCTGATTGATGTGCTCTTTACTTTTAATTACTTCAATATCATCAAGGTTAATCTTCACAGAGACTTGTGTCTCCTCATCATCAGGGCACATAATGTTTACATCAATTTCTTCACCAACTGACTTACCCCTGATATTAAGGAACAAGTATTCAATATCAAAAGTAGGAAGTTGCTCTACCTTGACACCTCTTGTTGTGATACAGTTTTTGATGACTGTTTTAATTGCATTAGTGATTTGTTTTGTATCCTCACTTTCTAATGCAATCACCAAAACCTTTTCTTCTTTTACAAGGAAGGGTCTATAAGTAATCGTTTGTCCTGTGGATGGCAACTCAAGTTCATATGTGGGAGTCGCAATTTTTGGTAAAGGCATAATATCTTATAAAGATTTCAGTATGATTATTTATGGGGTAATCAGAAAACTCTTGATTCCGATGCGAATTGCCCACCAAGGGAAATAGGTGCTGCTGTGACACCTCTTGCCCGTGCTTCGGCACTAATAGCATTACTAGTTGCATTAAATTGTGCTGCTGCTGCATTAATAGCTTGACCGTTACCAGTCAGTATCTGTGGAGGGAAAGATGTATCTGTTGCTCTGCTAGAATCACTTTGACCACCAGGAATGGACCCAGCAGTCACAGGTGGATTAGAACCATCAACGACATATCTGACGTATGACATTGAGACAATGCACTTCAAAAGATTAGACTGATCATATGATACAGGCATTGATGCTATAGAAAGAGGAAATGCTCTGATAAAAGTATATGTTAGTTGTCCTGCTGATTTTGGTTGTTGTCCAAGAAAACTTAGAAAATTATTACCAGATGTGCCGAAAGAACTTTTTTCAAACTTAGTAATTCTCATTCCACTATCAGACATGTACGTATCTGGGTATTCAAATCTATAGAAATAATCTTTATCTAGTGCTCCTGGTCTTCCTTCTACCCTCGCCGTGCTTTGTTGAGTAATATAATTTATCCACGTCTCAAAGAATCTAATTGGCATATAGTTTTCTGCATTGACATAGAATGTCAAGTCAATTCTATCATCATATATCTTCCTATGTGCGTGCTTCTCTGTCACACCAGTGCGATCATTATTTAATTCTAATGTTGCAAGTCTAGATCCAGGCAACACAGTTTCGCAACACATCAAATTTAATCTGTCCTGGTCGATTGGCACACCAGCACTATTGAAGTAAGCAAGGTTCAGAGGACCAGTGCTCGGCAAAGGAATCTGTACATAGTATAGAGAGGTGAGTGCAGGACTCAACAACTTGCTTTTAATTTGTCTAATACCTAGTGGTTGAGGCATTTATAAATACTTTTTGACCTTATATATTATGTATAAGAGAAATGGGAGAAAGTATCAAAAGCAGATATAAACCATCATATCCTGAGAAGTATCAAGGCAATCCAAACAATATCATTTGTAGAAGTAGTTGGGAGAGACGTTTTTGTAAATGGTGTGACTTAAATAAAAGTATTGTATCATGGGCATCTGAAGAGTTCAGTATCCCCTATGTGTCACCAGTTGATAATCGTGTCCATAGATATTACCCAGATTACTTGATTAAAGTCAAGGAGTCAACTGGTAAGGTTAAGACATATGTAATTGAGGTCAAACCAAAGAAGCAAACTGCACCACCAAAGAAACGAAAGAGGCAAACCAAATCATACATCTATGAGTGTCAGATGTATGCAGTCAATCAAGCAAAGTGGAAAGCAGCAAAAGAGTTCTGTGCTGATAATCGTGTTGAGTTCAAAATCATAACCGAGAATGAACTAGGAATTAAATGAACCGTTTAGAAGGAAATCAAATTAATAATGCGACTAATGACCAAGAGGAAATGATGGAAGAAATCATGGAAACTTTAAAGGATACGGTCACTCCTATTCCAGATGTTGGTATGTATTGTACCTTTGTATATAATGCAAAAACTCCAGGAATTACATATGATCAGCATCCTTTAGTTGCAGTCACTGATATTTTTCCATGGGGATTTCGTGCCATTAATTACCACTGGGGAGAGTCTAGGGCATATACTTGGGCAGAACTTGTCGGACAAGTTTACATTGTGCAACGAAATGAACTAGATGATCTACTTGCAATACCATATGCAAAGTTCATAACTAAATAAATAAAAACCATCTCTAATGCCAGAGTTTAAAGCAGGGACAAGAGAAGAAGTAGAGTCAGGTGCTGCTCAGTATACTAACACTGAAACCTTCATCAATGAGGGGAGTCCTGCGCCTATTGTTCCTAATAAAACTTCTAGTATGATAGGTCAAGTAAGAAGAGGAAGTAGAGTTGTTAAATCAGGGACTCGTATCTATCATAGGTCTGTTGTATATCCAGTAAAAAATAGTAGCGGAGCAGTAACTGGGTCTAAGAGAGTTCTCTATATTGAAAAGAACGGAACATATCAACCTGCTGCAGTCTCTACTGATGGTGGAGCATCATATTCATTTTCAGACCCTCAGTTTCCCACCATGGAAGGTGTTGCTGGCGCTGGTTTACAAAAAGATCTTAACATACCGGGATCTGCCATTAAGAAAGACGTTGATAAGACAGTAGCAGATAGAGTAAGAGGTGATGAATCTATTCTGCCTGCGGATAGGACAACCCTAATTGAAAGTGAAAAAAATACGGAGACCAAAGATCCAGTTCCCCCACCAACCGGTCCCACTCCAACAGATGGAAATAGAAATACAGAACCAGGACCACAACCTCCACAATTTGGCACAAGTAAAAGTATATCTGAGAATGCAGGGACAAGAGATAAATTTCCAGGTATTGGAGGATCTGGTGCATTAACATATCCATTGAATTTAAGAGATTCAAAACAAGATAAAATGCAATTTAATATGATTAGATACGTGGCACCTGGTCTCGATAATTCTAATTTTGGATCTCCACCAAGACAGCAGCAGTTTAGGGAAGGAGAGAATGGAAATATAATCGGAAGAGTTTTCTTACCAATACCTAATGGTATTACTGATACAACAGGTGCTTCCTGGGGTGAAGGCACTATAACTCCCGTTCAAGCTGCCTTAGCGCAGATAGCAATGCAAGGAATTGGTGAGGGTTTTACAGGTGCTGCTGCAGCAGCTAAAGACGCTCTGGCAAAAGTAGCTGAAAGTGCTCCTGATGTAAAAACTGCATTACAAACAACAATCGCTGGAGATGCAGCAGGAGTTCAGGGTCTTTTAACGAGAACAACTGGTGCAATTCTTAATCCAAACCTCGAACTGTTATTCCAAAAACCAACACTAAGACCATTTGATTTTACATTTAAAATGTCTGCAAGAAGTGTCAAAGAAGCAGATGAAATTATTAGAATTATTAGATTCTTTAAGCAAGGTATGGCACCAATTAGATCAGCATCTAATTTGTTTATTAAATCACCACATACTTTTAAAATTAGATACATCCATGATGGTGGAGACCATCCATTCTTAAATAGATTCAAAGAATGTGCATTAAAGAATATGACTGTCAATTATACACCGGAAGGAAACTATGCAACTTTCCGTGATGGCAAGATGATTTCATATCAAATTACCATGAGTTTCCAAGAACTTGAACCAGTATTCAATGATGATTATGGTAATTCACAAAATACACCTGACACAGAATTAGGTTTCTAAAATGGCAAATCCTTACTTCCGCAATCTACCTGACTTTGAATATGTCAATACTACTTCTGATGGAAGGAGTATATCTGATTATGTTACGGTCAAAAATTTATTTAAAAAAGGAAAGTTAAGAGAGGACCTCACCACCGAATCAACTTTCTTTGAAAAGTATACGGTCACAGGTAATGATCGCCCAGACAATGTTGCCTTTGAGGTTTATGGAGACTCCACATTAGATTGGGTTGTATTACTCTCTAACAACATTATCAATGTTTATGAAGAGTGGCCCTTAGACCAAGAGGCTTTTGATGCATACACTGAAGAAAAATACCTTGATGTTTTTGCAGGGACAGCTGCTAATACTTTATTCAATGGAGTTCATCATTATGAATCAGTAGAAGTGAGAGATAGTAATGGAACAATTATTTTTCCTGCAGGATTACAAGTTGATAACAATCAAGGTGTAACTTTCTATGATGATAGATTACAAAAAGAAATTACTATTTCTAATGTAGCAACACCCATCACCAACTATACTTACGAAGAGAGATTAAATAATAGAAAGAGAATAATCAATATTCTTAAACCAAAATACCTTAACATCGTCTTCGATGACTTAGAAGAAATGATGCAATATAAAGAGGGTTCCACCCAGTATGTGAGTGA